AACAATAAAACATCAGTAACAAATCAAGATTAAAGTAAAAAAAAATAAAAAAAAGATTAGTTTTATAAAAATAACTAAAAAATAAAAAAAAATAGATTATGAAAATATTAGATATTGATGTTAAAATCATCAAAAACAAACAAAAAATTAAAAGTTTTCAAAAAACTTTTAACACTAATGAACCATTAACGGTTGAACACATTAAAGGTGTTATTAAAAATGAAATGGGATTTCCATTTGAAATAGTAAAAGAAGAATTTTACTGTAAGTCAAATGAATTAAAAAATGAAGATAACGCACCATTTAAATCAGGTAACGAATTTATTTTAACAATTAAGTAATGGAATTTTTTATAAGACAAGGCGCATCTGACCCAATATTAAAGATGAGATTAGTGGACGACGGCAAAAATGATAAGTCGTCGTTCAATGATTTATTGGAAAATGCCAACATAATATTCGAAATGTTTGAAATAAAAACCGGAGATCCTATTATTTTAAACGCGCAATGTAATATAACCACTAGAAATAAGAGATATAATCAAACTACAGATGAATATTATATAACTTACAGATTTACAGAGGATAAAACCGCTATTCCCGGAAAATACGAAGGTATCATCACGGTACATTTTTTAGACACCAATCTATTACCAACAACAAAGTTAATATTACCTATTAGAGAAAAACTATATATTAACATTATTTAAGATTTTTTCTTTTTTTAGAATTTTTTATGTATTTTTACAAAGTTAAGGCAAATTACGATTTTCGTAAGCTAATGTGTCACTTTTAAAATACATAAAATGAAAGAGGTTATCTCTCAGGAAGTTATTGAAAACTTTCTAAATGGCTCTGATCCAGAAGAGTTCATAGTTGGCATTGAGTATGATTACAGATCCAACAAAATTTACAAAATTATTCAAGACCCAGTTAAAGGTAAGTATATTGTTGAAGATACCTTTGTTCCGTTTTTATGGGTTGGCGATTTAAGTGAGTTCAATTTTTACGGCGGGAGCAAGGCAACCCAAAAGAAAAAAATGGGCGAATTCGGTATTTTAAGTACCAAATTAGAAACACATGGTAATGAGCGACTAGAAGGTGGCTTAAGTTATTTAGTTAAAAGCATAAAGGGTTATCATGAATTAATTAATTTTTTCAAAATGGGTGGTGTTAATCCATGGGATGAAAAATTTAAATCACAATTTCAAATATTAACACCTGTTGAACAATATCTTATACAAAAGAAAAAAAGATTATTTAAAGGTATTGAAGAATATTCAGAAGTTCATCGTTTTGTATTTGACATTGAGACCACGGGGCTTACTCCAGAAGATTGTAATATAATCTTGATTGGAATTAAGGACAATCGTGGTTTAAATAAAACAATTAGTGCATTTGGTGAAGATGGTGAAAAAAAATGTATTGAGGCATTTTTTGCGGCTATAAAAGAATTAAAACCAACAATCATAAGTGGGTATAACTCAGCAGCGTTTGACTTACCATTTATTATGCGTAGAGCTGAGATACTAGGTATTAATATTAAAGAAATGACTCAAATATTCACTAACGATGGTATTAGAACAAAAGAGGGTTCGCTTAAATTAGCTAGTGAGGTTGAACCATATACACAATATGTTTTATGGGGTTTTAGTATTATAGACATTGCACATGCAGTTAGAAGAGCACAAGCAATTAATTCCGAAATTAAAAGTTGGGGTTTGAAATACATAACAACATATTTGGAGAAAGAAAAAACAAATCGTGTTTACGTTGATGGTGCATTTATTTCAAAAATATATTTAGAAAATGAAAGTTATTATGTTAACCCTAAGACTGGTAAGTATAAAAAAATTGGTGAGCCTGGGACAGAGGGTTTAACTGAAAAATATCCGGGGAAATTTGAAATATGGCCGGGTAGAAAAATTGTTGAGCAATATCTTGATGATGACTTGTACGAAACTATGGTTGTTGATGATAGTTTTAGCCAATCTACTTTTTTACTTTCAAAAGTAATTCCAACAACATACGAAAGAGTGGCAACCATGGGCACAGCAACATTATGGAAAATTATAATGTTAGCGTGGTCTTATGAAAATAATTTAGCAATACCGGCAAAAGATGAAAAGAGAGCGATTACTGGAGGGTTATCTCGTTTATTGAATGTTGGGTATTCAAAGAACATTGTTAAGTTTGACTATTCGTCGCTTTATCCATCAATTCAATTGGTGTACGATGTATTCCCTGAATGTGATGTTATGGGTGTACAAAAATCTATGTTAAAATATTTCCGTAACATTCGTATTAAGTATAAACATCTTGCTGGTGAATTAAAAGATAAAGACCCAGTAATGGCCGAGATGTATGATCGTAAACAATTACCAATTAAGATTTTTATCAATGCTTATTTTGGTTCATTATCTGCACCACAAGTATTTCCGTGGGGTGATATGAATATGGGTGAAACTATTACATGTGTTGGACGTCAATGTTTACGTATGATGATTATGTTCTTTCAAAACAAAAATTATAAACCGCTCGTAATGGATACGGATGGTGTGAACTTTGAGACTCCTGAAAATATTAACGACACTGTTTATATTGGTAAAGGATTAAATGAATTAGTGATTGAAGGTAAAGAGTATCGTGGTATTGAAGCTGATACTGCGGAATTTAATGATATTTTTATGAGAGGTGAAATGGGATTAGATATTGATTATATTGCACCTGCGTGTATTAATGTTTCTCGTAAAAATTATATAATTAAATTAATTAAGAAAGGTAAAGAAAAAATTAAACTTACAGGTAACACCATCAAATCTAAAAAATTACAACAATATGTTGTTGATTTCTTAGATGAGGGCCTTAAACTTTTATTAAATGGTGATGGGCATGATTTTTTAAATCTTTATTATGATACTGTTGAAAAAATATACAATAAAGAAATACCATTAGCAAAAATAGCAAACAAAGCGCGTGTTAAACAAAGTGTTTCTGATTATAAAAAATACATTTTAAGAACTACTAAAGCAGGCGCATTAATGTCAAGACAAGCGCATATGGAACTTGTTGTTCAAAATGATTATCACGCTAGTTTAGGTGAAACAATTTATTACATTAACAACGGTACTAAAAAAGGTGATGGGGATGTTACTAAAATAACCAAACCAACTAAAAAGTTTCAGGAAGAATTTATTGCTAAACACGGTTACCCTATACCTAATGATTACGTACAAATAAATTGTTACATGATTGATGAGAAAGAATTAAATAATAATCCAAATATGGTTGGGGATTATAATGTGGCTCGTTATTTAACAAATTTTAATAAAAGGTTAGAACCATTACTTGTTGTTTTTAATCCAGAAATTAGAGAAGACATTTTAATTGAAGATCCGGCAGATAGAGTTTATTTTACAAAGAAACAATGTGAACTAACATCTGGATACCCATTAAAAGACGGCGGTCAAGATAAAATTGAAGAGGTTATGACGCTTGCGGATAGTGAGGTATTGTTTTGGAATCGTGTACAAAGAGATCCTTTCTTCATGTATGTTGAAGATAGTTTAAATAAAGTAGATCAATTTTGGATTGAGCATAATAGAAAAGTTGTGTCTATGCAAATTAATGGCACGGTTAGCAACGAAGATGAAATAATTGAGACTAATGGTAATGACTATGCGATGCACGCTGTAGAGAGTTAATATACAATTGGGAAAAGAATGGAACTCATAAATTCTTTAGCTCTCTCTTCACCGAGTTTGGCTTTTAAGACATTATATGTTCTTTCATTCTTTTGCTGTTGTAAACAATATCTATTTTGCCCTTCAGCTATTTCATTTACTCTTTGTGGAATTGATTCGCATTGACCTAACATTTCAATATAGTCTTCAAAACTTCTTATTGCAATATTTGCAATAATTTCAAATTCTTCATCACTAGGTACAATTGCAATTGCATCTTTTGAAAAAATCACCTTAGCCCAATCTGGTAAATTATACGGTGTCTTAAATTCGTAAGGCGAAACATATGTCTCCTCGTTAGCCACTGGGCTCCAATCCATAAACGCCGCCAAACATTTCTTGCTAGTAGTGATAATGTCAAAACCAAATATTGGGTCTGGACATGTAGCATTTGGGAAACACGTAAAATGAAGTACTTCCAAGTTAGCATCGCTGTATCTCTCGATATGGGCAATTCTAAAATGTTCAGCGATAAATCTACGATTATCCCAACCAAAATCTTCAGTTGGTATTTTAACTCCTTCACACTCTTTGTATATTATTTGTTCTAATTTATTAGCGACTAAATTCAGCGTTTCCTTGTAATTCATCTAATATATTGATTATAAATTGAAACCCTTTATTTACTTCATCTGACCATTCGTCTTTTTGTACTGCACGAATAGACCCAACACATTCCATCATATTTTCAAAATCATACATTTTACCAGATCCTGGTACTTTTGTCTTCATCATTTGACCACCATATGCTAGTGCTAAATAATTTAAATAAATGTGTGGTAAAATATCTTCATTACTTAATGATTGAAGATAGACACCATATTCTTTAGTAGATTCTAAACTTACTGTCTTAGTAATAAGTCCGGTTTCTAGTTCTCTAATATCTTCAAAAATTAATTTTTCCCTAGGTAAGTTTGGGTGAGGTAATTTATGCTGCTCAATGATAGTAAAAATAACAGATTGTTGTCTAAGGTAATTTAAGTATTCTTCATTACTTAATAATCCTCTAAACATTTTTTGATTGAACTCCATCTTCTCAGCTTTGCTGTGAAGTTCTGATGTTGATTCTTTTAAATTCATAAAACAAATATACTTAAATTACTGTAATAGGTGAAGGCATTGCCCTAAATTTAAGCGCTTTGTTCAAGTTTTCCGCTTCTCCACCTTTTCTCTCTAACATCTTATCAGGGCGTAAACGTTCCAATCTTGCCATTAATTCTTCAACTAATTTAATTCTTTCGTCTTTTGCTTCTGTTAATAATGTGACGTAATCTAACTTAATATCACTATCCGGTACTTTAAGATCACCAGAGAATTTACCATATATTCTACCTAACGCTTCTTTACAATAGGTCATTAAGAACTTTCTAACCCAGTTTTGTGCAGGTCTATTTAATTCGTCCCAAACCATTCCTTGTGTCATTACGTCTGAAGGTAATTTGATAACGTCTTTGTTTTCTTTTAAACAAGTGTCTCTATCGAATGTATCATAATACCAATACCAAACTCTATTGTTGCTTTTCACAACTTGACCAAAATCAAACTTACCTCCCGGTACATTATATAAATGAACGTATTTTTTGCCTTCTGGGCCGGCAGTTATTCTATAAGTTAAATCACCACCAATAAGGCGGTTCTTCATGCTTCTATCTTGCATTCTCATTAAAAGGTCAAAAGCTGGCATCATAAAATATGAACCGGCGTTACCCATTTGAGCCATACCACCTAAAGCACCAAATCCCATACCACCAAGACCACCAAAACCACCAATGAATGGGTCCATAATTGAATCGCTAAGTTCAGCGCGGCTAAACCATAATAATTCATTTATTTCACGACCAGCGGGAATTTCGTAAACTTGTTGATTAGGTACAATTTCAATTGAATCCTTTTTTAGTATCCAAGGGCCATTAGCTTGTAAACCAACAATTTTAGAATAAGAATATGTAAACTGATCTTCATAGTTTAAGCTTCTATTCATAAACGCATTGGCTAATGATTGGTTATCCACGTCTAAACCGTTCAAAGAAGACCATTGTGACTCGATTAACCAGTCCTTGACTAGTTGATCATATTCATTCATGGAAAGCTCTAAAAACGTATCCATTTGCTCTTCTGTTAATTCTACACCACGAACTGGCATACCTAACAGATGTAAAATCTGGCTGTATAATTTTTCTCTTTCTGTACTACTAATAGGTGTACTCATTTGGTCCTTGTTTTATAATAAATATAAAACTATATCAATTTGGTAAGAAGTTCTGATGCAAAAGTGTTACTATATTCCCCATCACCCATAACTTGGTCAATAATATCTTTCTTTTTCTGTAAAATGTTGAATATTTGCATCTCAACTGTGTTTTCAAAAACTGGGTAGTAAACTAACACACTATTTTTTTGACCATATCTATATGCTCTGTCTTCTGCCTGGGAATGATCTGCCTGCACAAAAGATAAGTCATTCATTATCACAGCTTCGGCCGCGGTTAAAGTTATTCCAACACCACCAGCTTTGATGTTTGATATAAACACCTTTATCTTATCGTTAGTTTGAAATTTATCAACACTTTCTTGTCTTTTTTCTTTACTCATTCTACCATCTAATGTCACCGAGTTTTTTTTGTACTTTTCGTGGATTAGATCTAAACTCATAGTAAAGTTGGTGAACACAATGACCTTTTTATCTTGTTCAATAAACTTATCTATTAATTCACAAGTATAGTTAACTTTCTCAACAGCAATAAGTTGTCTAATTCTCATTAAACGATTTAATGTTACAGAAATGCTTTCTTTCTTCTGATTTTCTTTACTTATTCTCATGAACTCTTCTAGCTCATCATCATAGTAAGTGTTTTTTAATTCTAGATATATTGGTGCAATAATTTTTTCAGGTAGATCTAAAATATCTGATTTTAATCTTCTTAATACAATATTCTTAGTTCTTTCACGAAGTTCATCTAAATTAGATGCCCCACTTGTATTCCATACTTTTCTTTGTCCAACTCTAAATTGATACCCAGCACAATATCTACGAACATAAACCTGCCAATTTAATGCTAATGGTGAGTTAACAATACTAAGTAAGTTAAAAAAGTTAATAGGTCTTGAAGTCATTGGTGTACCAGTTAATAACCAGACTCTTGGGATATTATCTAGTATATCATTTAATAACCTAGTTCTTTGTGATGTTGTATTAGAAATATAATGTGCTTCATCAACAATAGCCAAATCAAATTTTTCTTTTGCTATTAATTGATATGCCTCACTGTCTTCACTCTTATCAGTTGTGTGGAAGTTTTTTAATATATCATAATTGATGATATAATAATCAAATGTAGAACCCCATTTTCTACCTTCGATAACTAAAATTTTTCTATCTGTATAGTTTTTTATTTCACGTTCCCAGTTAATCTTCAAAGATGCTGGACAAACAATTAATATTTTTTTAGCCTTACTTTCTAAAGACGCAATAACAGCCGCAGTAGTTTTACCTAGCCCCATATCATCAGCTAATATAAATCTTTCATTAGCTAATAATTTTTCAATAGCTTCCTTCTGATGCTCTAGTGGTGGCCTTTTATCATAAGGCGTATAATCTATTTCTCTATTTAATTTTTTTTCTTCTTGAATGATTGCGGCCTTTGGTACCCAAAAAGCATGTAATTTTTCTGCCTCAAGAATTTTGCCCCAAATGTGAAATGCTTTATCACTACCACATAACAATTTTTCTACCCATATCTCTTCTGGCATTTTTGGTAATAATCTATCTTCTCTTAACTTCTCAGCAAAGTTAGATACGACCTTAACCCACTTCCTAGCAACCTTGGGAGTTTCATTCTCGTATTTTATAACATAATCGGCTTGTGTTCTAGAAAGACCAAATGCCTTAACTTCAGACATTTTTTTCTTTAAATCTAGAATATGATTGTTTGACCCTTCATAGGTCTCCAAGATTTCCCTGGCAATCACTTCCGGTATTTTTGTTTCCATAGTAAAATATAAATAAAAACAAACACTTTATAAACTATTTATTATCATATGGACAATAAATTACCTATCACTAGACTCAGCAAATTCTTCTCACAAGAAGACTTTGATTTACAAGTAGACATCGGTCAGGAGTATCTTCACGGCGATTTAAACATGAAACTTGTACTTTATCGAGTAGATAAACAAAAAACCGATAAAGACGATGTTTATGGTGAGGTTGGATTAGATGAGATCAAGTTTTTCCCTCCGGTAGAATTTAATGCGTTGGTTAAAATTGAAGGGCCAAAAAACAGTACATATAAGGGCGGAATGCTTAGGTATAACGAGCCGGGAAATTTAGTTTTATCTGTTTATATTAAACATTTGAACGATTTGAAGATAGATATAAAATATGGTGATTATATTGGATATGTAGAATCTGAAGATAAAATTAGATATTACACAGTAACAAATGACGGTAAGGTTACATCAGATAATAAACACAACTTATTTGGCTATAAACCTTATTATAGATCAATAACTTGTGCAATTGCTCAAGAGCAAGAATTTAGAGGAGTATAACATGGGAATGCCAAAAAGAAAGACCGACATACAGGTCTACAGAGGTAAAGAACTTACTGAAAGAAGACAGGAGTTGTTAGATAGAATAACAAAATCTGATACTTTTTTACCAGACACTATTTTACATGACGATTTAGACTCTGGGATGTTAGACTATGTAAAAAAAGAATTTAAGGTAGTTAGTGACGGGGCTAAAATACCAGTTATACCCAAAATTTTAACAATTCAAAGATGGGCACAACTTACTAATACTTGGGAGTTTTCAGATAATGACGGTAATATGAAGGTTCCTTTTGTTGCAGTTATTAGAAAACCTGACGTTCAACCAGGAACTAACCCTTCGGTAATTAGAACCGTTCCAGATAGACATCAGTTCCATTACGCCACCGTTCCTACTTGGAATGGCACTCAAATGGGTGCAGATGTTTATAAAATACCACAACCAATCCCTGTTGATATTACATATGACGTCACTATTGTCTGCACAAAAATTAGAGAATTGAATAAATTCAATAAGATTGTGATGGAAAGGTTTGCATCTAGACAGGACTATACAACCGTAAAAGGGCATTATATACCGATAGTATTGGACAGAATTGAGGATAATTCACCAATCGATCAAATAGATGGCCGTAGATTTTACCTTCAAACATACACGTTTACTATGCTTGGGTTCTTAATTGATCAAGATGAGTTTGAGGTTAAACCAGCAATAAGTCGTTTTTTCCTTTTGAATGAGTTTGCTAAAAATACTAATTACCAAAAGAAATATATAAATAAAACTATATTATTAACTGTTGTTAATTTTAAGGCCGATGGGTTACAAACAGCATTTAGTGTTGGTGAGAGTATTGGCATTTTATTTAGTGTTGCTATTAATGGTCTTTTACAAGAAAGAGATATTGACTATTTCCATATAGGTGGAACATCAAAGATAACTTTTGCGGTTGCACCAGTTGAGGGTAGTACTATAACGATAACTTACTATAAGGGTAGAAATAGTGTTTTCATAGACAATTATGGTAAACCAATTCAAGTTAACACAGAATATTTTGTATATGATGGTTCAACATTGATTTTTCAAGTAGCTGGTTCGATTAGTAGCGTTGTTACTTTAGACATAAATGGTCTTGTTGAAGAAGAAGGTTTTGGTTTTGATATTGTTGCGTATAATCAAATAGGTTTGAATTACACCCCAGTAGTTGGTTCCAAGATTGGTGTAACATATTTATTCTAATCTTCGTCATATAGATCTGTTTTTTTGGGTTTACAAACCTCTTCTATAAATTTTTCTAAAATTTTGTAAATTTTTAAACCATTCTTTTCACAGTGCTTTTTTAACATCTCGTGATGTTTTTCGCTGATTTTTACGTTTTTGCTTTTGTTTTCCATATTAAAAGATAAATAAAGATAAAAAAAGATAAAATACTATCTTTTAAGAGAAAAGTACGGAAATCTTTGCTAAAAACAAAGATATTTATTAGTTAAGAATAAAAATATTATAACCAAAAATTAATCAATGGCAAATTCAAACAGAGTATTCGTCTCACCAGGTGTGTATACATCAGAGAAGGATCTAACATTCGTGGCGCAAAGCGTCGGAGTTACAACATTGGGATTAGTTGGAGAAACCTTAAAAGGACCAGCTTTTGAACCAATCTTGATTTCAAATTTCGACGAATATAAAACATATTTTGGCGGCACGTTAGCTGCAAAAGATCCTTCTGGGAATCCAAAATATGAGCTACCTTACGTAGCAAAATCTTATTTACAAGAATCAAATCAATTATTTGTAACTCGTATCTTAGGATTAACTGGTTACTTACCAGGAAAATCTTACGGTATTAAAACATTAGGTGGTTTCGCACCAACAGGTACTGGCGCAACAATGTCAGATAAATGGGATAATTCAGTAATAACTGGATCAACATCTGCTGACCTTGCTGTTACTTCATATTCTACTTTTACAGGAAGCACGCTTTATGCTGAGTTATCTGATAAGACAGCATTTGATGGGTCTACTGTAACTGATTATATCTATTCAAATTTTAGTGGAGTTACAGGTGGTACAGATGGTTTATGGTTCGTAATTGGACAAATACCGGATTCAGAACTACCTATTGACGCAGCTAAAGAGGTTGTATCTGCAATGACGGGCGCATTATATGCCGACTCATCATATAACAAAAATTGGTATAATGTTTATAACAACGGAACTAATAAAGTTAACTCGTATGTTTTCACTTGGAATTTGGGTGACCGTAAATTTTCTGTAAAGAAAATAGAACACAATGCTACATTGGTTAATGACGGAACTGTGGTTGCTACTTTAAGATCTCGTGGTGAATATGCTGCAAATGTATTAAATTATAGAGTAACTGGTTCTACACACGTACAAGTAACTGGCGCAAATATTGCAACAAACCCTCTTAGTGATTTCACATTAACTGTTACTGGTTATACTGGTAATGTTACTGACACAAAAACGTTTGCATGTTCTTTAGATATGTCATCAACAAAATACATCACTAAAGTAATTGGTGTTGAAGTTTTTGATAAAGAAAAAGCAGAATATCCAATATATGTTCACGAAGCATATCCAAACCTAGTTAAAAATTTATTTGAACAAGGTTTGATTAGAGGTTTGAGTACTGTTGAATATGTTAAAACTGAAGGAAATAACTTTAAAGGTGAATGGGAAACCCCAGGAACTTCAACTGTTGTTTCAGAGGTTAGAGGTGGTAAGGTTTCTGATCTTTTCCAAATATTAACGGTTTCTGACGGTAACGCAGCAAACTACAATGTAAAAGTAACAATTCAAAATTTAGATTTAGACACTGGTGAATTTGATATATTGGTACGTGATTATTTCGATAGTGATGATAATCAAGTAGTACTTGAAAAGTTCACAAGATGTACAATGAACCCAGATTTACCTGGATATGTTGCAAGAAAAGTTGGTACTTCTGATGGTGAATATGAATTAAGATCTAAACATATTATGTTAGTTCTTTCTGATGAAGCGCCTACAGACGCTATCCCAGCTGGTTTTAAAGGAATTACAACATACGGCCCATCTGGATCTACTGTTGGAGATATTACATATAAAACTAAATATTTTGATGCTGGGGAGACATTGTATTATGACGCATCAGGTATAGCACAAACAACAAATGGTGATAAAGTTAAGAAAGTAAGTTTAGGTTTCTCAACACAAGATCATTTCACTTATGATGATGATTTATTAAAATACAAAGGTAAAGACGCGTCTAAGGCAACTAAAGGTTTCCACTTATCAGTTAATGCGGCAACAATTACTGGAACTTCTGGTGAAGCGTTGTTTACAACAACCGCATATGATTTAGAAGGTGTTGACAAAGATAAATTAGCAAAGGCGACATACCGTAAATTTACAATGCCAGTATTTGGTGGATTTGATGGTTGGGATATCTACAGAAGAACTAGAACATATGGTGATGGTTTCATCTTTGGTAAAACAACATATTCTGCTGGAAGTGATACTAATGGTGGTGTATTCAGTCACACAGGTGGTAACTCAGATTATTATGCTTACTTACAAGGAATTAACACATATGCTAACCCTGAAGCAATTGATATAAATCTATTTGCAACTCCAGGTATTAACTGGAACGATCATAGCTCATTAGTAAATCAAGCAATTGATATTATTGAGAATGATAGAGCAGATTCATTATATATCATTAACTCACCAAACTTTACTGGCACAACCGGTACTGCTGAAGTGGTTTCTGCTATTCAAGATTTAGCATTGGATTCTAACTACTCAGCAACATATTGGCCTTGGATTCAAGTAAGAGACACAGATAACGCAACACAACTTTATATCCCACCAACAGGTGAAGTATTAAAGAACATTGCCTTAACTGACAATGTAGCTTATCCTTGGTTCGCAGTCGCTGGTTACTCTAGAGGTATTGTTACTTCAATCAAAGCATCTAAAAAATTAACTTTAGATGATAGAGATGAATTATACAAGAATAGAATTAATCCAATTGCAACATTCTCTGATACAGGCACTATTATCTGGGGTAACAAAACGTTACAAGTTAGAGAATCAGCACTCGATAGAATCAACGTAAGAAGATTATTATTGAGAGCAAGAAAGTTAATCTCTGCAGTAGCGGTAAGATTATTGTTTGAACAAAATGATGATCAAGTTAGACAAGAGTTTTTAAGATTGGTAAATCCTATCTTAGAATCAATCAAGAAAGAAAGAGGTCTTTATGACTTCCGTGTAACAGTATCAAACGATCCTGAGGATATTGATGCTAACACATTAAGAGGTAAAATCTACGTTAAACCAACTAGAGCGTTGGAATTCATTGATGTAGAGTTTGTTATCACTCCAACTGGAGCTTCTTTTGAGAATGTTTAATTTGAGAAGAAATAGAAATAAAAAATGGGGTAGAGCGAAAGTTCTCCCC